AAGAAGTCTCAGCCACAACTGGCATCTCAGTTTATGAATCGCTGTAAAGTTATTCTTGATGCTGAAGGTGTTACTTATGATGAGTCTGTTATCGCAGAGGTTATTCTTAAGTACTTACCTGACTGGCGCAAAGTTCTAAATGAGCTTCAACGATATTCAGTTAGTGGCACTATTGATTCAGGCATTCTTGTATCTTTGTCAGATGAGTCAGTAAAGAAACTAATGAAGCATCTTAAAGATAAAAACTTTAAAGCAATGCGCAGTTGGGTTGCTGAGAATCTTGATAATGATTCAACCACTTTATACCGAAACATATATGATAACGCAAGCACATATGTTGCACCATCGTCAGTCCCACAACTGATTCTTATCTTAGCTGATTACAGTTATAAGAATGCGTTTGTTAGTGACATCGAGTTGAATACGGTCGCTTGCTTCACAGAATTAATGGCAAATATTGAGTATGTATAATGAATAACGCAATCATCTATGATTTTGAGACACTATCAACAAACCCATTTGATGGAGTTGTAGTATCACTAGCACACCTTAACTTCTGTTCACCAGTGTACGATGCGAATGCACCAGTATACGAATACGAACAGTTGCTAGACATGTGTGTATACACTAAGTTTGATATTCAAGACCAACATAACCGAGGCCGACGTATTCAGACGTCAACGCTTAAGTGGTGGGAAAAACAAATTGCTAAAAAGCCTGAGTTAGAATTACAACTTAAGCCTTCTAGTGATGATGTTAGCATAACAGAGATTGGAGATATCTTTTCAAGTACTTCTGATTTAAATAACGTAAAGGCTGTCTTTACTCGAGGCAACACCTTTGACCCTGTCTTTATGGAGTCTTTGTGTAGGGCTGCAGATATTGAAGTGCCCTATCCTTTCTGGGTTGTTCGTGATACACGCTCAACTATTGAGGGTATGGCCTTTGGTGCAGAGAATATGGATAACAAGTTTATCCCAGAAGGTTTAAATGCAAAGTTTGTAGCACATGACCCACGACACGATATTGTTATGGATGTTATGCGTATGCAGACAATAGCAAAAGCATTAACTTAAATTGAGAGAGAACTATATTATGAACACATCAACTATTTTATTAATCGGAACAGCCGTTCCTACCGTATGTTACGCTTGTGTTGCAGCAGCGTTTATTTTAGAAGGTAAGCCATGGAATGCTATGACATGGTTCGGCTATGCTTTCGCTAACGTCGGCCTAATGAAAGTCAGTGGTATTATCTAATGTCAGCGCTATCACCATTTGATTACCTTAAGTCAATCAACGAAACTAAGAAAGACATAATGGTCGATGATATTGCTGAGAAGCAATACACACCATTCATAGTCAACCGAGGGTTAAGTTTGTTTGTTGATACAGTAATGTATGCAAACGAAATGAATAAAGTTTCTCACTTAGATCACAGATTACAGTATGACTTTTATATGCTTACAGTTAAGAAGAAGAAGCGTTGGTCTAAGTGGCCTAAGAAACTAAATCATAAAGACACTGATATGGTCAAAGAATATTATGGCTATAGCACTTCAAAGGCAGAACAAATAATGCCACTTCTTAATAAAACTGTAATCAAAAATATGCGAGAAGAATTGAATAAGGGTGGAAGAAATAAAAATAATTCTATATAAATAGATTGTATACAAATGAAAAGGAAAATGAGCCATGGCGGACGATAACACAACAGTAAATGATTGGGCACATACTTCAATGTTAGAAGTTATATTAGCTGAGCCTGACGATTTTCTTAAAGTAAAAGAAACACTAACTAGGATTGGTGTAGCATCAAAGAAAGATAATCGGTTGTATCAGTCTTGCCATATTCTTCATAAGCAAGGGCGTTATTTCATCGTTCACTTTAAAGAGTTATTCATGCTTGACGGTAAACCATCTAATCTTTTAGTATCTGACTTAAACCGACGCAACACAATTGCTACATTGCTTAGTGATTGGGGTTTGATTGATATAGTTAATGAATCTGTTATTGAAGGTCTAGCACCTCTAAATGTAATTAAAGTAATCTCTCATAAAGATAAAGTACACTGGGAATTGTGTCCTAAGTATAATATTGGAAATGCATAAAATGAAAGTTGAAAAAAGAGTTGAAAGAAGGCTTAATCCTGATGAATTGCTAAATCAAAGCCAAAAAATGACATGGACGCATTATTGCATCGGCATGTTAATTGGTTTCTTATCCTTAGTAATAGGGCCTTTGAAAGTAATGCTCTTCGGCCACATAATTGTCATTATTAGTATTGCAGCTAGTTGGTACTTACATCCAAAGTCTACTTACTTTGCTGCATGGCCTCTAGCGATTCTTGCTGGTATCTTTACTAACATTTCAGTCCTTTTTGTGTTGTATAAACTTTACGCTATGACTTTGCCTTATGACATTTTAGTTCCTATAGAAATTTGTGCGCAACCAATCAATCTACCTTTATAAATAACCCTTTACATTTTACTTATACTATGGTATAATAGTATATACATCAACACATGAATGAGGTTCAACTACATTATGAAATTTTATACTAACGTCAGTCGTTATGGAAATAATATTCTTTACCGTGGTGTTGAAAACGGTGTAAGGATAGAAACAAAAATCAAATACAAACCAACATTGTTTGTATCATCACCTAAAGGAACATGGAAATCATTAGCAGGCCAATCTGTTGCACCGGTCGAGTTTGATTCAATGCGCGACGCTAAAGCATGGATCGAAATGAACCGAGAAGTAGCAGGGCGTAACATCTTCGGTAACAATAAGTATGTGTATTCCTTCATACAAGATATGTACCCAGGAGCAATAGAGTTCGACAGAAACAAAGTCAACATAACATCTATTGATATTGAAGTTGAGTCCGATGACGGATTCCCTCACCCTGAGCAAGCTGCTAAAATTGTCAACGCGATCACCGTTAAGAATAACATTGATGATACCTATTACACATGGGGTCTAGGTGACTTTGACAGTGACAAAGCTATCATGCAAGACAACCGCGTCGTATATGTTAAGTGTAGCAACGAAGCAGAGTTGTTAGGTAACTTCTTATCGCATTGGAATACACAAACACCTGATGTTGTTACTGGTTGGAATTCTAATGGGTTTGATATTCCATACCTCCATAACAGAATATCAAAGATACTCCCAACGCAACAGCACCGCTTATCACCTTGGGGTAAAGTCAATCGTATTGAACGTAAAGACAAAGAACCGTCTTATGAGATCATGGGCGTTGAGTGTTTAGATTATCTTGACATCTTTAAGAAATTCTGTTTTCAATATGGCACATTAGAAACTTACAAACTCGACCATGTTGCACATGTTGTATTGGGCGAGCGAAAGTTATCTTATGATGAACACCAAGATTTATTTTCACTTTATAAAAACGACCACCAAAGGTTTATTGATTATAACATCAAAGACGTTGAGTTAGTCGATCGCCTCGAGGATAAACTAGGGCTCATCACTTTGGTATTGACAATGGCTTACCGTGCTGGCGTTAACTATACAGATACACTTGGCACAACTAACATCTGGGATGCTTTAATCTACAGAGATATGTGTCTTAATAAGATTGCGATTCCTTTCGCAACACGTAAGTTCAAGACACCTTACCCAGGTGGATATGTTAAAGAGCCACACATTGGAATGCATAAGAACGTAGTATCGTTTGACTTAGCGTCACTATATCCTTCTCTTATTGTTCAGTACAATATGTCGCCAGAAACTATAATCAATGGCAAGGTTATATCAACATCGGTAAATAAGATGCTTGATAAACAACCTATAGAACGTTCTGATAGTGAGTGTGTTACAACCACAGGCCAGTATTATAAGACTAATGAAACTGGTCTTATGCCTCGTATCGTGCAAGGGTTATATACTGAGCGTGTTGTATTTAAAAAGAAGATGATTAAAGCACAGCAAGAATTACAAAAGATTGACCCTTTAGACAAACAAGCAGTGTATAATCTTGAACGTAATCTTAATCGTTACCAAAACGAACAGATGTCAATTAAGATTCTACTTAACTCACTTTATGGTGCTATGGGTAGTCAGTACTTCCGATTCTTTGACCAACGCATTGCCGAATCAATTACAATTACAGGCCAGTTAACTATTAAGTGGGCAGAGAAAAAGATTAACACTGTGCTTAACCGATATCTTGAAACTGGTGAGACTGATTACGTCATAGCCATGGATACTGATTCGCTATACGTTAATATGAACGGGTTAGTTGAAAAGTTTAAACCCAAAGACCCTATCGCATTCCTTGATGGCGTGTGCAAAGAATTAGAAAAAGAAATGACGTCATCATACGCTGAGTTGTATGAATACTTAGGTGGTCGTACAAACCGAATGGAAATGGATAGAGAAGCTATTGCTGACCGCGCTATTTGGACTGCAAAGAAGCGTTACATACTTAATGTTCATAATAATGAGGGTGTGCAATACGCTAAACCTAAACTCAAGATCATGGGTATTGAAGCTGTTAAGTCATCGACACCAGCACCTTGCCGCGAGGCACTTAGAAACATATTCACTGTTATCATGAATGGTGAAGAGTCTGATACTCAAAAGGCTATCGCAATATTTAAGAAACACTTCAACACATTACCACCTAATGAAGTCGCGTTTCCTCGTGGTGTAAACAACATAAACAAATGGGTTAATGGCAAAGGTTATAAACTACGTTGTCCTATTCATGTTCGTGGCTCTATTGTGTACAACAACGAAGTAAAAGATAAAAACCTTACTAAGAAATTTGATTTAATTAAAGGTGGTGATAAGATTAAGTTTATCTATCTTAAGATGCCTAACAGTGTTAAAGAGAATGTGATCGCATTCCCAGATCATTTGCCAAGAGAATTCAAGTTGCTACCATATGTTGATTATGAAAAGCAATTCCAGAAAACTTTTGTTGATGCAATCGAGCCAGTGCTTACAGCGGTTGGTTGGAGTGTAGAGAAACGTGGTTCACTTGAATCTTTTTTCTCGTAAACTATATACATATTAAGTAAACTATGGTATAATGGTATATACCAAAACACAAAGAGGAAATAAAAATGTCAAACGTAAAACTTATTCGCCTAGTATCAGGTGAAGAAATTGTTGGAACAGTAACATATGATGAAAACGAACTACTTGAGTATTCAATTAAAGATGCTCTATGTTTAGTTTCAGGTGGTGAAGGCCGTATCGGATTTATTCCATTCATGGCTTATTGCGATGATAAAGAAGTTCGCATTTCAGAAAAGCATGTTCTTTTCACAGCTGACCCGCTGGATGAAGTTAAAGAACAAGTTGCAGCTTTCTATTCTAAAATCGAAGTACCTTCACAACAGATTATCACTGGGTAATTATGAGTATTAATTGGTCAGGCGATATAGCCCGTATGCAAAAGAAGTATGGCACACGTACTTGGGTTAATGATGAAGCGAACGCCGATAAGCTTCGTGAGTTCCTTGCGTTTAGAATTGACTTTCTTGACGAAGAGCTTAACGAAACTAAAGATGCTTTTAACAGCAAAGA